AAAGAATCGAGGAATGCGGTCGGTTGGAACTCCTCCAACCAAAAGTATAACACCGGGACCTCTAACCCGTCCGGTCAGCCCGCGACATGTCAGGAAAACTCTGCCATAAATGCCTTTATCAAGTACTGCGCCGCCCGAGCCACAATGGACTCCGCCCGCGCATGGAACAATATCGGCATGATTGGTGGAGATGACTCCTTGTCGTCGGCTGACTTGGCGGATGAGGTCATGCGCGTGTCGGTTCTCCTAGGATACAGCTATAAATCGAGCATTGTCACTCGAAATGGCTCGCCACAATTCCTAGGGAGGATATACTTGAACCCTTGGACCAGGCCCCACAACATCACGAGGGTCAGGTTCGCTCTCAGCAAGATCCATCTGTCTTCGACTAATCCTGAACAAGTCTCTTGTGCCATCCAACTGCAGCGTAAAGCCGATGCCCTGCTCGTGACTGATCCCAACACTCCTGGGATCCGCGAGTGGGCACTGCATTTTACCTCAGGTGTCAAACAAATAGACGATTCAGACTTGGTCGGCTATAATGTCCGCCTCACGACTCCCGAGTCGTGGGTCGGTGTTATTCCTGACGCCGATGATCCAGTTGTTTTCGCTGTTGCCGCGAAGCAACTTGAGTTGAGCCCAGCCGAGCTTGGGACCTTCTGTGAGAACGTGCGCCGCGATCCATCGCCCAACCAGCCGTATCTGAACTTCGAACCCGTAGTGACGATACCCGCTATCGTTGGCGACTCGATCGTGATACCAGACGACGTTCCGGAGGCCTCCATACCGGCACTGATCTGCAGCCAACTGCCAGAGAGCGAATTGCGAGGGAAGGAATCCATTGATCCTGAAGATAATAAAGAGGACAATGTGAGTAAGACAGACGATGCAAAGAAGATCGTCTGTGAGGAACTCCTTAGTTCCGTTGAGGGCTATTCAGCCGGCACAGAAGATGGAGCTTCTGTGGCCGCCCCTCAATCCGTGGGGGCTCCCATCCGGACCAAATCCAAGAGAGTCCGTCAGAGGAAAGCCAAAGACACCACGAAGGCACGCACCACCGTGCACGCTTCTCCTGTTACCAAAACGACACAACACCAGGTCCGAGACCGTCAAACGTCTCGCAACTGCTCGAGCACTCATGTCGAAATTGACACCAGTGCCCGCGCTGCGGCCAAAACCCAACGTCTGTCTCGCAAGAAGCAGACGGCCAAGAGAGCCGACAGCCGTCCCGCCCCATATGCCCCGAAGCCTTTGCGCTCTGACTCGAAGCAATTCGACAGGAAACGCCAACACTTCGTTAAGCAAATGGCCAGGACTCTGAAGAGGAGAAATCGACGTCCAGGGCCCGCGCGATTTCAAGAATCTCAGACACAACCACGTAGACAGGATGCCAGGCAACAAGGCAC